CCGAACAGGTACAGGCTTACAGCACTTTCGTGTGCAAGCTCTGCGAGATGATGGCAAACGCCAAGCGGGTGACCGCTACCGAAAAGCCCATCGACAATCCCAAGTACACGATGCGCTGCGTATGCTTACGAATCGGCCTGATAGGACAAGAGTACAAGGAAGCGAGGAAGGTGATTCTTTCCCGCCTGTCAGGATCCTCGGCGTTCAAGCACGATATTCGAAAGGACTACGCTCCGGGGTGCGATCCGATTCCAACACCGGAGAACACGGTGGCTTTTGATATGGAGGAAGCGAGAGAACGGCTTCAAGACCCAAAGGTGCAGGAAGAAATCAAAGCCATTTTAAACGGAGAAGACGAGGATGACGAGCCGGTCATCAAGACCGAGGTTGTTGCGAAACTCAGTAATCCGGAAAAGGCGGTGTGCAGATGAAAACGGGACAGGACAGAATCATCGCCATCCTGATGGAACGGGATGAACTGACTGAAGAAGAAGCCAGAGAGCAGGTCGAGGATGCGGTAGATGCCATCAACGACATTATGGAAAACGGCGGCAGCTACGAAGAAGCAGAAGATGTTCTGCTTGAAGATTTGGGTCTGGAAATGGACTACATTTTCGACCTGCTGTTATGAAAGGAGCGGCATATGAAGCAGATTTCAAAAGAGCAGTTGGCAATGCTGCGTAAGGAATTTCCTATCGGATGCAGAGTAGAGCTTTTGAGCATGTCAGATGTGTTTGCTCCGCCAATTGGAACCAAGGGAACCGTTCAATATATCGACGACCTGGGCGATGTTGGGGTAGCGTGGGACAACGGATGCGGTTTGGCAGTCGCTTTCCCGGAAGACCGTTGTAGGAGGTGCGACGATGAAGAAGCCATTGATTGATGATCAGGTTTTTGAAGAAATCATGAAGGTGAGAAATTCCGGAATCGTGAATATGTGCCTGACGAAAGAAGTCCAGTATCACGCTTTCCACATGAACTGTTACCATCTGGTCAACCTGATTGAGGAGCACCCCAAAGAGTACTTCCATTTCATCCTGACGGGCGACCGTGGGGAAGCGCCGGAAGAAGAATAAACAATAACAAAAATATGAGATCGAGCCTTTGGGCTCTTTCTCTTGTAGTACAGAAAGTCGCTTAACAGGCGACTCTTTTTATTGGTGAGGAAAATGACAGATACGATTTTATGCGGCGATGCCGTAGAACAATTAAAAAGTCTGCCGGATGAAAGTATCGATATGTGCTTAACCAGTCCGCCGTATTTCAGTTTAAGAAATTACGATGTGGCCGGACAGATCGGGCAGGAAACAACACCGGATGAATATATCGACCGGCTGCTGGCCGTGTTCGCTGAAGTTCATCGAGTGTTAAAACCAGAAGGAACCCTGTGGCTCAACATCGGCGATGCCTATGCCGGTAGCGGTCAGGGTGCCGGAACAAAGAATCCGTCTGCAAAACAGAAAAGCAATCGCGGCATGAGCCACATGCAGGTAGAAGGGTTCAAAAGTAAGCTGCTCACCGTGCAGGATTGTAAGCGAAAGGATATGATCGGCATTCCTTGGAAGCTGGCCTTTGCCCTTCGGGATGCCGGTTGGTATTTAAGGCAGGACATTATCTGGTATAAACCCAATGTCATGCCGGAGCCGGTGAAAGACCGCTGCACCAAGTCCTATGAGCATGTGTTTCTCCTGACAAAAAGTATCGGCTATTATTTCAACAGCGATGCCATCAGAGAACCTTGCAGTGAAGCGTCACTGGCCGACTTTAAGCGACGAAAAACCCTGACCAATAAAGGTGGCGGTAAGGATAGCTATGAGGGCGTAAGACCCGACCTGTGCCGCAGTCGCGCCGATTACTACGCCAAGGACGGCAAGCGAAATGCCAGAGATGTCTGGCAGATTAATACGAAGCCGTATAAGGGTGCACATTTTGCTACCTTCCCCGAGGAACTGGCCAGCCGATGTGTGGCTGCCGGTTGTCCGGAAGATGGCATTGTCTTAGACCCGTTCATGGGGGCAGGAACGACGGCTGTTGTTGCAAAGCAGCAGGGGAAACACTATATCGGCATCGACCTGAATCAAAATTATGTAGCGCTGGCCGAAGAGCGGATTCAGAATGTGGTGGCGAACAATGGATGATCTCATTCGTTCCGTTTCTACTGACCAGACGGAAATCCTCAAATGGATATTGAAGTTGTATGTTCCGGATGGCCGGTTTGAAGCAGACAGTACTTATTCCAAAGGTGGCTTTTATAAAGACATTCCACCGCCGAGGCTGCGGTTTGACCTGAACCCGCAAAGCGAGGATGTTATTCAGGCGGATTGCAGAAATCTTCCGATTGAAGATGAATCCATCAGCAGTCTGATGTTTGATCCACCGTTTTTAGCAACGACCGGGAAGTCGCTGGAATCCGATGAAGGTAATATTATCAACCGGCGCTTTACAGTCTGCCGGAGCGAAGCAGAATTGCAGGAGTTATATCGGGATGCCGTCAGGGAAGCACAGCGAGTGCTGAAACCCGGTGGTATTTTCGTGTTCAAGTGTCAGGATAAGGTTTCCTCCGGCAAACAATACTGGATGCACTGTTTTGCGTATGAACTGGCGATGAAAAACGGCTTTGAAGCGGAAGATCTGTTTGTACTGGTTGCGAAGAGTCGTCTGGTTGCCAATTGGCAGCGGAATCAGAAGCATGCACGGAAGTTTTGCTCATTTTTCTGGGTATTTCGGAAGAAGAAAACAGCACAATTACACCAGAAATGAAGCCTAAAGATTGTGTAACTTATTATCGCTAAATGACTTGCTATAGTCAAAACACAATGGTAATATCCACACTACCAAAAGGGCAGAGCCCGGAATCAAGGAGGAAAACACCATGACAGAAAGACAGTTACAGCAGGTAATCAGCCAGCTTCCCGAAGGAGAGCACTTCGACAGAGCGTATACCGCATTCGAGGGCGGCATTCGGGTGATCAGCAAGGATGAGTGCGGATTCGAATACCGCTACAACGTGAGCTTCGATACGGAAGGAAACGCCAGCATCCAGAGATTCTAAAAAAAACATAAAACAAGGCTTCAGCTCCGAAGGGGGTTGTTGCTCGTAGTACAGAAGTCGCACCCATGACGGTGGCGGCTTATTTTTTACCCTTTTTTATTTTTGAAGAGGGGAGGTTTCGAGATTGGCAACGAGAGGAAGAAAACCAACACCGACCGCAATCAAAGAGCTTGAAGGCAATCCCGGAAAGCGACCTTTGAATAATAAAGAGCCAAAGCCCGTGAAGAAAGCTCCGGCCTGCCCCAAGTGGCTGGAGCCGGAAGCGAAAAAGGAATGGCGGCGGCTCGTCAAACAGATGGAAACCCTGGGCATTTTGACCCAAGTGGATATGGCAGCTTTTGCCGGTTACTGTCAGGCCTACGCAAGGTGGAAAGAAGCCGAAGAGTTTATTACGCAGCACGGTTCTATCGTTAAGACCCCATCGGGCTATTGGCAGCAGGTGCCGCAGGTGTCCATCGCTCAGACCTATCTGAAAATCATGAACCGCTTTGCGGAGCAGTTCGGTCTGACCCCGGCATCCCGCTCCCGTATCATTGCAGACTCGACTTCGAGCGGTGGTATCGATGATGAAATGGAGGCATTGCTTGGGGGTGGTTCGTAATGGCTGAATCGAGACCGGCGAATTACCCGAAGCTGAAGAACTATCAGCCGTCCAAGTTTATGCTGCCCACATCCCATTACGATAAAGAGAAAGCCGACCGTGCGGTGCAGTTCATCGAAAACCTGCGGCATACCAAAGGCAAGTGGGCAGGAAAAAGGTTCTGGCTGTTACCTTGGCAGGAGCAGATCGTTCGAGACGTGTTTGGAATTGTCAATGAAGACGGAACGAGGCAATTCCGTACTGCCTTTATTGAGATTCCCAAGAAGAACGGAAAGTCGGAACTTGCGGCGGCCATCGCCCTTTATCTGCTTTACGCAGATAACGAACCCTCTGCCGAAGTTTACGGTGCGGCAGCTGACCGTCAGCAGGCATCCATCGTTTTTGAGGTTGCCAAACAGATGGTGGAAATGTCACCGGCACTTTTGAAACGAAGCAAGGTCATGGCGGCAACAAAGCGTATCGTCAACTACACCAACGCAGGCATCTATCAGGTGCTGTCGGCGGATGTAGGAAACAAGCACGGCTTTTCTGTTTCGGGACTTGTGTTTGATGAGATCCATAACCAGCCGAACCGCAAGCTCTATGATGTTCTGACAAAAGGTTCCTCTGATGCACGAAGCAATCCGCTTCACTGCATTATTACCACAGCCGGAACGGACAGAAACTCCATCTGTTATGAACTGCACAGCAAAGCCCTTGATATTTTGAAAGGTGTGCGAATCGACCCGTCTTTCTATCCGGTGGTTTACAGCCTGCCGGATGATGCAGATTGGGAAGACGAAAAGAACTGGTACGATGTGAACCCGTCTCTTGGGTACACCATTACCATTGACCGAATGCGGGACGCTTTCTTAGAAGCGAAACAGAATCCGGCGGATGAAATCACTTTCCGGTGGCTTCGTCTAAATCAGTGGGTGAACAGCACCACAGCATGGATTCCGGATGCGGTGTATATGCAGGGCAATCAGCCGATAGACCTCAGAATGCTGGAAGGCAGGGACTGTTACGCCGGACTTGACCTTTCCAGTACAGAGGATATTACCGCTTTTGTTTTGATGTTCCCGCCGAGGACGGAAGACGAAAGCTATATTATGCTGCCATTCTTCTGGATTCCGGAGGATACGATTCCGAAGCGTGTACGAAAAGCCTCTGTGCCATACGATGTGTGGCATCGGCAAGGTTACATCAACGCGACCGAAGGAAACGTCATCCATTATGGTTTTATCGAGCATTTCATTGACGAGCTTGGAAAGCACTATCACATCAAAGAAATCGCCTTTGACCGTTGGGGAGCCATTCAAATGGTACAGAACCTTGAAGGTCTGGGTTTTACCGTGGTGCCTTTTGGTCAGGGCTATAAAGATATGAGCCCTGCGTCAAAGGAGTTCTTTAAGCTGATGATGGAAGGGAAAATTATCCATGGTGGCAATCCGGTGCTTCGCTGGATGGCGGGCAATGTGGTGATTGAGACCGATCCTGCCGGAAACATCAAGCCAACCAAAGCGAAATCGCCGGAGAAAATCGACGGTATTGTCGCAGCAATTATGGCATTAGACCGCTGTATCCGTCATGCCGAAGACTACAATCCCTACGATCATCGATCAATTTTGTTCGTGTAAGGAGCAGACAATGAAAATAATCGTACCGGGCAGTGACCCGAAACCGAAGAAGTTACGGCTGCGGTGTTATAACTGCGGCTGTGTTTTTGAAGCATTGAAAGACGAATACGAGATTCAAATGGGGCAGTACAACGAAGATACGGTGGTAGTGAAATGTCCCTGGTGCAATAAAACCCTTTATACCACCGCAACAGAAACGAGGTAAACATGGAAAAAGCATTCAGACACTTATATGCCAGAGCGGATGCCATAGCTGGTATCTGTAAAACAGTAATGAAGTTGATGAAAATAATCAGAAACGGAGAATGAAATGGGAATCAAAGAAGCAATATCAGGTTTATTCAAGTCGAGGGATGCTCCTCAGAACCGGACAGCCGGAAGCGGGTATACCTTTTACATGGGCGGCTCCACATCCGGTAAATATGTCAACGAACGGTCAGCCATGCAGATGACGGCGGTTTACGCCTGTGTGCGTATTCTGTCGGAGGCGATTGCCGGACTTCCGCTGCACCTTTATCGATATAACGATGAGGGCGGCAAGGAAAAGGCAACCGACCACACGCTGTATAGGTTGCTCCACGATGAGCCGAATCCTGAAATGACATCCTTTGTTTTTCGGGAAACGCTCATGACCCACCTTTTGCTGTGGGGCAACGCTTACGCACAGATCATCCGGAACGGAAAAGGAGAGGTCATAGCACTGTATCCTTTGATGCCGAGCCGAATGACCGTGGACAGAGATAAAGACGGACATTTGTTTTATCAATACCAGATGTCAAACGAGGATGCGCCGACTATGAAAAGCGGCATGGTTGTCCTTGATCCGTCCGAGGTATTGCATGTTCCGGGACTTGGCTTTGACGGTATCGTGGGGTATTCGCCGATTGCCATGGCAAAGAATGCCATCGGTATGGCCATTGCCTGTGAGGAATATGGAGCCAAGTTCTTTGCTAACGGTGCAGCCCCTTCCGGTGTTCTCGAATATCCGACCACATTAAATGATCCGGATAAGTTGAGAACCGCATGGCAGTCTCAGTTCGGCGGTAGCGGAAATGCCGGAAAAACACCGGTACTGGAAAATGGGCTTCACTATGTGCCTATCGGTATCAAGCCCCAAGAGGCACAGTTCCTTGAAACGAGAAAATTTCAGATCGATGAAATCGCCCGTATTTTCCGCATCCCGCCTCATATGGTGGGAGACCTCGATAAGAGTTCCTTTTCCAATATTGAACAACAGTCACTTGAGTTCGTGAAATACAGTCTTGACCCGTGGGTGATCCGCTGGGAACAGAGCCTGTCACGGGCTCTTTTTTCTGCCGAAGAAAAGAAAGAACTGTTCTTCAAGTTTAATGTTGAGGGGCTTCTGAGAGGAGACTACGCAAGCCGTATGCAGGGCTACGCCACCGCA